GATCTACCATTACCATTAGCGGCAGCGAAAGCATCAAATGTGTTTTTAATTACTATTGGGGCAGGTGCCGCTTGGGCTCCTACTCCCGGACCAACTTGTAGATTATCACCTGGAGTTGTTCTAGCCATACCGCCGTAATTATCCATAATAGTAAAAGGACCTTTACTTGATGGCGCCATACCATCTTTTACCATAGCTATACCAGATCCTATAGCCCCAAACATAGCCACTACCGCCGCTATAGAAAATCCTATACCTACAGGACCAAATTTAGCATTTCCTTCAAATATTTTAGCTACAGCCATAATCATAGATCTAATAGCTAATATTTTTTGGACTACTACTAATGCTCCTAAAGCACCTACAATGAATCCAATAGTACCAGGCATTGATGCAAACGCCGCTGCTACACCCGAAACCATATCTAAGAATGGTAAGAATGCCGTTGCTAAATCTCCTAGAATTGATTGGAATTTTTCTTGGGCAAGATTTAATCTTTCTTGAGCACTTAATTGTTCTAATTTATCTGCTAATTCGTCTTTACCTTGGGCTCTTAATTGTTCAGCATTCATTCCCATAGTCTCTTGCTTAAAGAGCATATCAGATAATGCATCTGTTGACATACCCATAGATTTAGCTAAAGCATCTTGCTGTAGGGTATTCATTTTAGTGAAATCAGTAAACGTACCCATATTCTTAGCTAACTCAGCAGCTACTGTTGCCTGGTCACCAGCTAGTGCTGCAGCCCTAGCGCGTTCAAGATTTAATTGTTTACCTGTTAAGAGTTCGGCTTCTAACTCAGATTCAATACTGGATTCAAATTCTAATAATTGCTTACTAGCTGCAGCTATATCTTCAATTTCTGCACCTAATAATTTAGCTGCGGTAACTGCTTTAGCAATTTCTACAGGATTAGCTCCTAACTGTGCTCTTAATTGGCCTGATACTTTACCTGTAGCTTCTAATACTCCTTTTAGATTTAAAGCTACACCTGCTCCTTGTTGAAGTTCATAAGAAGCTCCTAATGCATTTTCTTCAACACTTCTAAGAGTTTCACCTGATCTTTGAGCTTGAAATGCTAAACTACCTGCTGCTTCTGCTGATAAACCAACTACATCAGTTAATTTAGAAGTAGTCATTAAAAGCTCGTCATTAAACCTAACAGCTGTTCCTAGCTGTTCGTTTAATGCCCCCATAGCTTTACCCATTCTAATAGAGTTGATAGCTATATCACCAGATTGCAATGCAGCGACCGCGAATTCTTGTTTTAAAGCTGCTGCTTCTGATTTAGATAAATTAAGATTTCTACCCATTTGGGTCGTTTCCTCATCAGCTTTCATCATGGCTGTAAGGAATCCATCTATTAACGTATTAGAAGTTTTTTGTAATTTATTTTCTATCTGTTTTAAAGCAATCAGTTGCCTTGAAATTCCTAAATGTTCTAATTTTGTTTTAGCAGCAGCCCCCGCTAAATTTCCTATATGTTTATCTAATCCTAGTTCTTTTAATTTCTCTCTATTAAGACCTTTACCAGTTTTTAATGATTTTCTTAGGGCCGATAATTGATCATTATTTAAACTTAATACTTTTTTCTGAAGAGCTTCACGGTTAGCTTCACTATCCATGATGGTTTTACTTAAACTACCACTATCTTTTTGGTTTGCCCTAGTTTTAGACGTATTTTTAGCTACTCGGTCCGTAGCATCAGCAGTGCCTTCTAATTTGGCATTTAGTTCTGCTACTAAACCACCTAATTCAGCAAATAGAGTTTTTAACTCTTTTGCTGTATTATTCATAGAATCTAGATTATCTTTTTTAGCCATTTAAGTTAAATAATGTCCAATATAAATATTAAACTTTTAAGTTCTTTGGTATATTAGGCATTTTAGGGAAATTTTGGGCCATTTGCGAAGACTGACGCATAGCTTTTTCATGTTCTTCATTATGTTTTTCATGAAGGTCGTTTATTTTTCTAATATGATATCTTCTAATATGAATAGGCATATTATATACTTCAGAATATAGAAAACCCCCCTTACCATAATATACTAGGTCATGTACTTCATCATAAACTTGGAATTTATAATTCGGAGTCAGGCCAAAAAAACGTGATCCCAATAGGGATCTTAACGCCTTTCACGTCTCCAGCTGCGTTCTCAAGATCATAAGTTAAGTCTACATCAGGCTGTATTTCTTTGATATATTCTCTTAATGCTCTTGCGTCTCTTGCTAATAAGCCGTTTTCTACAAACTGTCTAACCGTTTTGCGCTCGTAATCGCCTTCAACAGATAGAATAGTATGTTTTAATCTAGTAGTATATTCTGCAGAACTATTCTTATTCATTTTTTTAAGGCCCTTAACTTCATTCTCTATTTTCTTTTCATCTGCGTGAGTGATAAGCTTAAAAGTAATAGATTTTTTTACAGTAGGAAGAGTAAATTCAAATTCATTTTTTCCTTTACCTTGCAAATGTTCTTCTTTCATTAACTTATCCTTAACTTCAGTAAGATCTACCGTATGTTCTTCACCATCTAATTCAAAAGTATAATCTTTACCATATCCTAAAACACGAGCGGCAATCATGATTGCATTTTTATCACCTACAATTAAATCGTTATAATTAATAGGTGTAACTATAAGTGCTTCTAACAATTTATCTATTACAGAACCATTTTTAATGTAACTTTCATTAGTTAGAATGTCTTCTTCCTTAGCAGTCATATACTTCATTTCTAGTACACCTTTAGCTAATGGGTTATCTTGGGGGTAAATTAGGCCTTTAGAGGGTAACGTTACTTCCTCAGTAGGGAACATTGGTTTATTTTCTTCCATATTGTAACTTTTATATGTTTGCATATACATATGTAAAAAAAAGAGGTGCTTGCGCACCTCTTAATTTATTTGTGTTAAGAATCTTAGTAGTTTAAGATTGCATAATCCATGGCAATTGTCAAACTAATTTCCATTGGAGTGGATGAAGTCCAATCACCCGATCCAAATTCAGCATTAGTTATATAAGCTCCTTTACAAATCCATTCTTCAACTACATCACCAACAGGACCTAATGTGTTAAATTTAATTTCTTTTTTGTAGAAATCAGAATAACCATCTCTACCTGTTACTGATTCGTGGTGGAGGCGAACCCACTCCATCACTGCTTGTGCTCCTGAAGGAGTTACTGGATCATATAGAGTACAAGAAATAGGAGTCCAATCGGATTTACCTTTAACTTTTCTTTTCACGTTAATGTGATCAAGAACTACTTCTTCTGCGGTGTATTTAGGCTTATCTGCGGACTTAATGAGATAAGCAGGAATACCATCTATATAAAATATAAATCTATTTTGCAGCTTGGGTTCGTAAGCTGTATAGAACATATCTGCTGAACTTAATATTGCCATTGTGTTGTTATTTTGTTATAAATATATTAAAGCTGAATTTTTAGTCATTAAATGTTGCACCTGTTGGCTGAATTGTATAATCTAAGATTATAAATTCGGCTGTTTTAGTAGGTTGAATAAATATTTGACCTACTAATTGGTTTCTGTCTATTGCTTCAGCAGTATTGTTACTTTCATCCATTACTACTCTAAAGGCAAATAATCCTTGTCTTTGTTGTACTGACTCTAAGAAAGGTGTAACAGCGTTTAAGAATCTATTTCTTGTGACTGTTGTATTTTGTTCAAATACTAGGTTCTTAGAAGTATCACCAATAAAGTTCTTAAGAGAAATTAATAATCTTCTTACGTTAATACGGTCAAGAGCACTTGCTTTTTTCTGGAGTGTTTTTTGTCCATATGCTACGGGACCTACTCTTGGGAAGGTTGCAATTGGATTTACTTTATTATCATATAATTTATCTCTAACTGCTTGGTTTAATTTAAATTCAGTTCTTACAACAGGTAATCCACCTCTATTCAAACCTGCAGGTGCAAACCATGGGGCAGCTATTCTATCATTTGCGGCATAAACTCCTTGCATTACTGTAGAAGCAGGTACATATACGTTTCTGCTTAATTCCGTTGATGGTACCTGGACCCAAGGCCAGTAAGTACCCGCAAAATTAGTATTAAGTTCTCCAGCTTCTCCTGTAATGCTTCCAACTCCTGTCAAATCTGCACCATAAGGTACCAAATCCGCTATGTAGAAGCAATCGCCTCTACCTTCACAAAGTTCTATGATAGACGCTACTACGGAAGCATAATCTTTATTATACATACCTGGTGCTGTAATAGTGCTGAATCTATATTCATCTTGGTTTTTAAGAATATTGATAGCTGTAGTATAATCATCTGCTACTAATCCTTGAGAATCTGTTCCACTAATATTTTTAAAAGTAAGCATTGGTTCACCTGTTGGAATATTAGTTCCAGTAGCACCATGGAATGAGCCACTGCCCGCAGATGGTAAACTATGTTGGTAGCTAACACCCGAACTATCAGTACCTATAGTACCATCAGCTAATAAGTAATCTGTGGTTTGTAATTCAACTGATTTAACTCTTACGAATTTAGATTGGTTAGGATACTCACCTTCTACTTTAATAAATGTTTGGCCTTCCGCTTCAGTTGTAGTTGTGGTTTGATCTCCAATAATTCTAGCAATATAATTATCAGATTTAGGATCTAAACTACACCCTATAAACGTTTCTAATACTATTTTATTGTTAGTATTATCATCACCTCTTCTAATTGATAAATTAAAAGTACCATTCGCTGTATTAACACCACTAACTTCCCATCTTAAATTATCTAAAGATCCTGATTTAAGTGAACCATCTGCAAATTGTTCACCTGCATCTGTAGCTCCTGTAGTGCCATTAAATACTATACCCTGACCAATTGTTTCAAGAGTAAAGGATTTAGTTCCTGTACCATCTGCACCACCCTCTAAAGTTAATACGTCCGACATAGTACCGTCGGCACCCGAACCTGTATCAACACTGATACTATTTCCTGCTGTACCCGCTATTGATGCTGTAAGTTCAATAGCTGTACCATTAGCAGTAGCATCAACTCCTATATTTGCATTATCTATTTCGGTGACTAAACTAGTAACAGTACCCGCTATATCCGATCCAGTTGCAAAGAAAAATACATTACCCGCGGGAGAATCATCAGGCACTACACCTGGGCTAGCACCCACAAATCTAAATTCTGTACCATCTACCGTTATTTGGAATTCCGTATTGTCTTGGAATTGGTTTACTATTGTTAAACTTCCAGAAGCTTTCGCACTTGCTGACCCACCAATATTAGATTTAATATTAGTACTAGTAGCAGCTGTAAATGAACCACTAGAAACTCTAGTTACTAGCATACTATTACCTCCGTTAGCAAAGAATTTTTGTGCTGCTATAGAGGTAAAAAATTCTAAGTTTTCAGAAGCAGAAACAAAGGTTGTTCCAAATTTGTTTTTATAGTCAGCAAATGAAGTTACTACTGTAGGTCTTTCAACTGGACCTTTTACTGTAGGGCCTATGATTGCTGCACCTACTTCTACGGGGGCAGGTGTTATGAAGGATTGATCGGTTTCTCTTTGAAATACTCCCGGAGATACTATTTGTTCGGCCATATCTTGTGTTGTTTATTTATAATAAATATAGAAAAAAATTGCCAGCAGTTTCCTGCCGGCAATAAATATAAAAAGTATTTCAAAAAAATATTATTCTTCCATTTTAATAAATGTGCCTTGTTCCAAATCTACTTCACCTTTACCATATTTTTCAAACATACTTTTAGATACTTCACGTTCTGTTTTATAAAGTTCATTAAACTGTTCCGCTAATTCATTAAGTTGACGTTTAATGTTATCTTCGGCAATGCCAATTTGTCCTCTTAAAAAAGTAAGTTCATTAGTTTTAGTCCGTAATTCGGTTAATTGTTGGATTTCTTCTTGTGTTAATTTAACACCTTCATTAGTTTTTATAGCCATAACTTATTTGTTTTTATATACGTATAATAGAAATTAATTT